GGGCATCGCTTCGGCGTCCGCTACGGCCATCTTCAACGGTGACGTCGTGAACCTGAACTCTGACGGCACCCTCAGCAAGGACGTTGGCACTGCCACCGCCACGCCGGTTGGCGTTTTCCTTGGTTGCTCCTACACGGACGCTACCTTCGGCAAAACGTTCCGCCAGTTCTACCCCGGCGCTGTCACCGCTTCGGACATCGTGGCTTACGTCTGCGATGACCCCAACGCGCTGTTCAAGGTCGCTGTCACGGCTGCTGGCACCAGCACCATCGGCAACGTCGCCCGTACGGCTGTCGGCAACAACTCCGCGCTCATCCAGACGGCGGGTAACACCGCTAACGGCAACTCGCGGGTTTCGATCAGCTCGACCACTGCTACGGCCAGCACCCTGCCGGTCCGTATCATCGACATCGTCCCCGAGACGGCGCTGGCTGTGAACCCAGCTTCGTTCACCGAGGTCATCGTCAAGTGGAACGCTGGTATGCACCAGTACAACAACCCGACCGGCGTCTAAGGAGGACGTGACCAATGGCTATTTCACGCGCACAACTCCTCAAAGAACTGCTTCCGGGACTGAACGCTCTGTTTGGTCTGGAGTACAAGCGGTACGGTGAAGAGCATAAGGAGATTTTCGATACGGAGTCTTCGGAACGCTCTTTCGAGGAAGAGACCAAGCTGTCGGGCTTCTCGGCTGCTCCGGTCAAGAACGAAGGTTCTGCCATCGCGTATGACAACGCGCAGGAAGCCTTCACCGCCCGCTACAACCACGAGACCATCGCACTGGGTTTCTCGCTGACCGAGGAAGCCGTTGAGGACAACCTCTACGCTTCGCTGTCTTCGCGCTACACCAAGGCTCTGGCTCGGGCCATGGCGTACACCAAGCAGACCAAGGCTGCGTCGGTGCTCAACAACGGCTTCTCGTCCAGCTACCTCGGTGGCGACGGCGTGGCCCTGTTCAGCGCTTCGCACCCGCTGGTTTCGGGCGGTGTCAACTCCAACATCCCGTCCACCGCTGCCGATCTGAACGAGACTTCTCTGGAAGCCGCCGTCATCCAGATCGCTGGCTGGTCAGACGAGCGTGGCCTCCTCATCGCGGCCAAGCCGAAGAAGCTCATCATCCCGCCGTCCCTGATGTTCGTCGCTACTCGCCTCCTTGAGACCGAGCAGCGTGTCGGCACCGCTGACAACGACATCAACGCACTGAAGTCCAACGGTGCAATCCCGGGCGGCTACGCGGTCAACCACTTCCTGACCGACGTCGATGCGTGGTTCCTGACCACCGACGTGCCGAACGGCCTGAAGCACTTCGTACGCGCCCCGATGGCCAACTCGATGGACGGCGACTTCGATACCGGCAACGTCCGGTACAAGAGCCGCGAGCGCTACAGCTTCGGCTGGTCGGACCCGCTGGGCATGTACGGCTCGGCTGGGGCCTAACGCCTCTGTCGTGGACCCCCCACGCTAACCCGTGGGGGGTCTTCTTTTTGCCTTGAGTGTGAAAAACATGACCTTCGACGCCGGAACCCTCGTAACTGTAGCCCTCGCCTGTGTGGCCGTTGTTGTTTGGCTGGTGCGGCTTGAGGGCCGTGTGAACGGCAAGGCTACGACTGACCAAGTCGCCACTGTGTCAGCACAGATAGGAGCGACGGCGGCGATTGTCGCGTCGCTGCAGGCGAAAGACGCTTCACACGACAACACGCGCGATGAGGTCATCCGGTTACAGGAGCAGATTAAGCATCTGACCAACCTGATCGAGCGTTTGCTCCCCGCCCCCTCGTCCCACAGGAAGGTTGGCGAATGACCGACAACCAAGACCCCCTCCCCGAGCCTTCGTTCCAGTGGCGACGCTGGGTCACCATTGGCTACGTCGTTGCTACCACGCTGCTGCTGGGCTTTATCGTTTTCAAACTGATCGAAGGCGGACCACTGCGTGACGTGGCGCTGGCCTTGATCGGGTCACAAGCTTTCTTTGCCCTGATGTATATGGGAGGGGCCTCGGCCTCGGACATCGCCCGTATCGTCGCAAGTTGGAAAAAACCATGATTTACTGGATGGACTTCGCCCGGTCGCTGCTCGGCATTCGGGAAGTGCCGGGGTCGGGCAGCAACCTGACCATCATGGGCTGGGGCAAGAAGCTAGGGGCCAAAATCCTCGGTATCCCCTACACCGCCGACTCCCTCCCTTGGTGTGGCCTGTATGTGGCCTACGTCATGGACTACTGCGGCTTCGTGCCGCCTCCAATCGCTGTACGTGCGTCGGAATGGGGTAAGTGGGGTCGCAAGCTCCTCAACCCGCGCCCCGGCTGTATCCTCGTCTTCACGCGCAAGGGCGGTGGCCACGTGGGTTTCTATGTTGGCGAGGACGCCACCCACCTGCATGTGCTCGGCGGCAACCAAGGTGACGCGGTTTCTATTACCCGCATCCCCAAGGACCGGCTGTCTGAAATGCGTTGGCCCGAAGGCTTCCCGCTTCCGAAACCCCAGATCGTCCTACTCGACGCTAAAGGCGCGCCGGTAACCAAGGGCGAAGCGTAGCCCCTTCCTCTGGTGTACAGTTTCTGTATACTGGGTTTATCCCGGGTGGACCGGTGCACTGGACTAGCCCCGGCTAGACGACATACCGACCAGTGTATCCATCTTGTATGTGAGGAACTAAAATGGCTTTCACCACTTTCGCCGGACCGCTTCGCGCTGGCACTGTCAAAGAAGGCGCTGGACGGAACACTGGTCTCGCCACCCTCGTGCAGTCGTACGACTCGGGTGACCTGACTGGCACTACCACCGGCAACTACGACGTCGCGGCTTTCATCATCCCCGCTGGTTCGCAGATCATCGACATCATCGTCGATCAGGTCGTCGCCGCCACTACGGGCACCACGACTATCTCGGTAGGTACCGCTTCGGGCGGCGCGCAGCTTATGGCGGCTGTTGCCACCACGGCTGGTGGTCGCTTCCGTGGCACGGCTACCGCCGCTACCCAACTGGCTTGGCAGACGTCTACCAGCGCAGACACCACCGTCTACATCCGCGACGTGGTCGGCACGGGCACCCTCGGTGCTGGCCGCTTCATCCTCACCATCGAGTACGTGCAGCGCGCAGACAACGGTGCCCAGTTCCCGGCCTCCGCGTAACAGGGGACTATAACCATGCCCATCGCTGTCCAACGCATTTACGGCGACATCCAAACCGCCGGTATCTCCGTACCCACCACCAGCAAGTCGCAGGTCTCCAGCGACGGCACCAACGCGTACGCGCAGCTTGTGGCCTTGGTCACTCCGGACGGCGCGGCTTACTCCGCTGGCGGGGCGCTGGCTTCGTCGGTCTCCAGTGTTGCACAAACTGTAACGGCCAGCGCTGCGGCGCTGGCTTCGCAGACAACCGTCACCGGGGTTGTTTTGGTCGCTTCGGCCAACAACGTTGGCACCACCTACGTCGGTGGGTCTGACGTCACCACCGCTAACGGCTACCCGCTTGAGCCGGGGCAGAGCTTCTCCGCCGCCGTGACGAACGCCAACGTCCTTTACATCATTGGCACCGCGTCAGACACTGTCCGGGTCATGAGGGCTTAACATGAGCTTCCCTGTTTCTTCCGCTATTCCCGCCAAAGCCAAGTCGCAACTGTTCACGGCTTCCGGTTCGTTTGTTGTCCCCGCCGGGGTTTCGCAAGTTATTGCGACGCTGGTTGGCGGCGGTGCGGGCGGCGGAGGTGGCCATGCTACGGGCGCTGCTGGCGGCGGTGGAGGTGGCGGGAGCGCGGTATATCGTTTCCCTGTGTCCGTCACACCCGGCTCCACGCTGACTATTACGGTCGGCCCCGGCTCAGCAGGCGGCGCAGTTGGCTCTCCCGGCGGGTCAAACGCAAACGTGTCGAGTATCACGGGCGCTCTTGTTCCTGTTCCAGTAGCCTTCCCCGGCGGCGCAGGTACTGCTGGCGGCGCAGCCACAGGAGGCAACGGCGGGTCGTCTGGTGCAAGCGGGTTCCCCCTAACCGCGCTGGGCCTCGGCGGGACGGGTACGGGTAGCACCGCCGCCGCTGGCGGTGTCCCGGGGGCTGTAGGGTTCCACCTAACTGGCACAGGCGGCGGTTCTGGCGCGGGTTCGGGGGGGACCACGGGCGGCTCGGCGCGCTCGTTTTTCTCGCCAAGTGGCGTTATTGGTGGCCAGTCCGGTGTTAGTGGCGGCGGCGGCGGATGCTCCATTATGGGCAACGGTGGTGTCGGGGGCGCTGCAAACGTTGCAGGCACGGCGGCAGCCGCAGGACAATATGGCGGCGGCGGAGGCGGCGGAGGTGTGAACGCAGCGGGCGGTGCTGGCCTGTCCGGGTGTGTGTTGCTTGAGTGGGTCGGCTAGAACACAGCTATGTCCTACGAGATAAACGGCTCTATCCCTGCAGAACTAGCCGCCGTGCAGGCCGCATTGGGGATACCGGCCCCAGCACCGCTCGTATTTTGCACGGTGTCGGCCCCCACGGCCCGGTCTTATCCGATGACCCCGCAGACGGGTTATTCTGTCGCGTCGGCAGGCGTGGGCCAGATTTTCACGGGTTTGGCGGGCGCGACCAACGCCGAAGGCCAGAGCGGAACCGTTGTGACCGCAACCATCGCGGGGGTGTTTTCTGGTGCCGCCACCGAAATCGTAATGCCCAACGGCAACAGCCTTCCAGCCGGTGCCATCCAACTAAACTCGCCCTTTGCGGTCCAACCGTCCGTCGCACGGGGCAAGTACGTCCTCGTATACCCCGCATTCCCGGCACAGGGCACGTACGTCCAGCTTGAGTGGGTGTCGGGCACGGGCGCTTCTGTAGTTGCCAAACTTCCATTCCCGGACACAAAACTCCCGTCTACTCTGGCAAACGTGCGTTTTGCGTTCCAAGCGCAGGGGGACAAGCCCTTTGGGTCGGCCTCGCTGACTATCCGCAACTTTGGGAACACGGCGGATGTGCTGTCGGCTACCGCCATCTACGACAAGACAGACACTACCGCGCTGTCAGCTGCAGGGTTGTGGGCGAGCCAACAGTGGGTAGAGGTCATACGCAACGCTTCTGGTCGCCTCAACATCGTCGAATACCCGTCTACGGCTTTGACGACAGCAACCGAGCAAGACGCAGCACTAGCCCTGCAAGGGCCTACTGTAGACGAGCCTGTGTTTGCGCAAAAACTAACGGACAGGACGTGGCTGGTTGAGCTTATGGCCATCCAGTACGACGACACCTCGCTGGTCACTGGCAAGCGGATGAACCAAGACACCCACTACTGTGTCATGTACGACATGGGTCGCGCGATGTCGCAGGGGTCGCTCCAGAACGCTTACGCTCCAGCTGTGAACTCCCATAAAGCCAACATCGGCGGTAAGGACTACCTCTACAGCTGGCTCTACTCTGACGAAGGCGGCGGCGGCGCATTTGTGGGTGACCAGCCTTCGACGGCAGAGTTTGCCATTAAAACGGGTCTGTACGCTGACGCAACTTCGACGTACGAACTGTATGGCCTTGGCCACGGCCTTATGCAGATGGTGTCGTCGTCTCTGACGATGGACGGCGGTTCCGACCTCAAAGCGTCGGTAGCAGGCACGCGTAGTCGCGGCTCCTCGTTTGTGTGGACGACGGTTTACGATATTTACCGCCCCCCTGTGCTGACCCCTACCCGCATAGGGCAGGTGACCATCGTGCAGACGCTGGACGTCAACGGTGTCACGGTATTGCACACCCACAAGGTCGGGCGGACGATGGCCTACACTTCAGGTAACCTGAACGTAGCAGAAGGCACTACGATCACTGGCGCTACATCCGGCGCGACTGCCGTGTTGGTGGTGGCCCCTACTCCGACGACTGGCAGCTACGCAGGGTCTAACGCGGCTGGAGAGTGGTACGTCAAAACTGTTACTGGCACGTTCCAGAACGGCGAAAACTTGCAGACTGGCGGGGTTACCCGAGCATT